TGGTCATATTTTGATACTCATCCGTATCTATAACTTTAACTCCTTCTTGTGTTTTACGAACAATGGTACTTGTTGAAAATAATTTTTGTAACCTACCGAATATTGTTTTATCTGCCATTTTAATATAATTCTATTTTTTTAAATATATGGAAAATTTTCCACATTTCCAAATTTACCATTTCCTACAACTCCAATATCTTGCCTTATGTCTTGGGCCTGGATTATCACAATTATGTCTTGCTCTAAAAGATTTTCTTGCTTTAGGATTAGACTTTCTTATTCTCATTGTTTTCTCACCTTTGGATGCTGCGGATGTTCCGCCATGTCCAAAGTTTACTTTAACAACATTGCCTGCAGGATTTTTTACATAAACTTTAAATTTCTTTACATCACCCGCCATCGGTTTACCTAATTTTACATCTCTGCCCTGATATTCTGCTTCAAATACACATGGACAACCACCTTCATTCAATTCTTTTGAATAATTTCTCATAAATGAAATGAAGTCTTCCATATCTTCATCTTCCACATCATATTCTTCAGGTTCAACTAAACCATAGTTTACATCATCATCCGAATCAATATCTTCACTTACAGGAACACAATTTGGCACCATCTTACCATTTTTCATTTTACCACCAACTTGTTTATACCCATCCCAACAATCTTCACAAAGTGCATTGACTTCACCTTCATTACAAGTTTTCCAACCACCACCTTTTGATTTGTAGTTTTTTGCAGCCCAGCCGTTTGCGTAAGCTGATGGATATACATCAAACTTAGACTTAGCTGCGGCTTTACTTGCAGACCACTTACCCGGGTCAGTTGGGCAATTCTTTTCTAAAAATAAATTTATTCTTTCTTCTATGTTCATAGTTTCATTTTTTGGTTTTGTTGAAACATATATTGGTGTTTTACCTTGTCCACTACTATCTTTTCCACCTCTTCCTGCATCATTTTGTGCATCTCTTTTTCTTCTAGTTGCGCTTTCTTTTTCTTTTTTACTCATTCCGGCAGCTTTTGCGGCAGGAACACATTTAGCATAACCCTTTTTTTCTCCCGAAGTTCCACATGGTGGGTGTTTACCATCAACCTTTTTGCCGATGTTTACCCATTTTTCTTTAAACCATTTATTTAAATCTTCATTCATCTATAAGAGTTTCAACATATAAATATATAAAAATTAACGAAGTAACCAAGTTAAGTTTTCAATTTCACCTTTACCTATTTCCATTTCATATGGATTTTGTTTTAAATGGTTAGTTGTTATCAATCCTTCATATTTGCTTATTTGAGTTGAATTCAACATATTTTTTGTTAAATCAATACCCTCTTGCTTTAAACGAAGTGCAGTATTACGAACCCAAAGTCCAATTGCCATTGCCATTGTCAAGTCATCATTATATCCTTTCATAGCTTCTGCTCTACCTGCACTCCAAATAAATGTAAATAACTCATCTATTAATCTATTAGAACGAATGAGTATATCTTTACTTGTCATATAGGTATCCAATGCTGAAATGATAAGTGGTCTAGTTTTTGTTGTAGTAGAAAATCCTGCTACCATTTGTTTTTCGTCTCTATAATATTTGTTAGACATTTGTTTTTCAACATCTATATATTTTAAGTCATTACTCATATAGAATAGGTTTCCATATCCTCTATCAATAACGGCTTGAATACATGCCCAACCTACATTTGAGTTTTCAATTACTAAAAGTGCATTGTTCCATTCAGTTGCAACTGCCGTTAAAAAATATCCAAAATCTCTTGTATCAATTTTACCTCTATATTCTGCAACTTGTGAACTATCTTCAATATCAATAATTTGAAAGGTAGAATAATCGGCTCCGTCACCTCTTGCGACATCGGCAACAACCATATATGCTCTATTGTAATTTGGATGTTCCCATTTCCAATAATTACCATCAAATCCAGCTTTTTCAATCGGTTCCATAACATAGGTGTCTTTATACCACGTTAATAATGCGGGTTCAATTACCGTATCACCTGAACCAACAAAGTCACAATCACATTCTTGTGATGCACCTTTAACTCCTAAGATACGGGTTTGTTCGTCTCTCCAGGCCTGATTTCTTTCTGGATGCACTGTCCAATGTAAGTTAATACAATTGAATCCGTTTGCACCACTTTCACCTTCTACCCACATTTTATGAAACCAATTACCCACACCATTTGGAGTAGATAATACAATTGCAGAACCACCTGTTGATAGTGTTGATTGTGCTGACAACCAAATTTCATCAATATCTCTAATGAATGCCGCTTCATCCACAACTAATAGGGATAGAGCTTCCGAACGACCTGCGTCAGGAGAACTTGCGATTGCTTTTACTTGAGAACCATTTTTTAATTTAAGGGAAAGTTTATTATCTTCTACCGAACTACTACCACCATCTCTTAACCAAATAGGAAGTAAATCGTGCATAACTCTTACCTTCTCTACCAGATTCTTCGCTACAGTCACTTTGGTTGCGATTACCAATGCATTATAATCTTGGTTGAATAACATCTTCCATAAAATAAACCCCGCAGATAAGGTCGATAGACCCAACTGACGTGATTTAAGAATAATGTTAAAACGATTATCTTTAAAATCTGTTAAACATTGTTCCTGGAAAGGATAAAGGTGAAAGGGTATTTTTCCTCTCACCGGATGCTGAATGACACAATACTTTTTCATAAAGTAAATCGGGTCTAACGCACACTTGCGATATTCTTCAGCTATTATCTCTTTTAATGATTTCTTAGGTTGCCCTTGAACTCCCATTATTTTTTGAATTTAATCTTCCAATAAACACCACCACCAATATATGGAGATAATGTTCCATTAGTTCCATCGGATACTCTATTAGCAACACCAATACCCAAATTATAGATTTTATCTTTTTTAGTTTTTATAAGTAATCCTGCACCAACATTTGAAACTACATCTTCTTTGTTAAATCCACCAGTTAAACCATAATATACTTGTGTTTTTGGTAATTCTTTAACAATCATAGTTTCTTTTATAGTTCTTTGTTTAACACTTGCATTAAATGTTCTACCCAATATTCTATTTTGTGAAATTGTATCTAATAAAGAAACGATACCCAATGAATCAGGTAAAACCAATGTATCTTTATACAATACCTTTGAATAGTAATCTTTTAATAAAGCTTGGGTATCTACAATTGCAGGAACTTGTACTTGTACTTCTTTTTCAACGATTGTTTCGTGATAGATATCTTCACCCTTTTTAGTTACTACTTTTGTTTTTACAATATCAATTGTATCGATTTCATGTTTGATAACTTCATATGCTTTACCTTCAATGTAAACTTTTTTACCCGGCATAACTCCACCTGGGTTAAACCATTGTAATAATATAAAGATGATTAAAGCTACGATTGCGATGTTTTTAAAATTCAATAATTTTTTCATAATTTTTATTTTTTAATTAATTCTGGATGATTTAACTCAACCAATTTTTCTTCTAATAACCTTTTTCTTTCTATTAATAATTCAATGGCTTCATACGCACCATCGATGTCTTTTTTTAAATCCGTTTTTACCTTTTCAATGTCAACATCCCATGTCCATTTTTCAACTCTACCATCTTCTGTAACTTGTTCTATTTGTTGTTTAATACCCAACAATGCTTCTTCATATTGTGCCTTTGTATCTCTAACAAATCCCAATTTATTAAGAGTTATTTTATAATCTTCATAAAATGGATAGGTACCATCCTCTTGAAGTTTTCTTTCCTGCTTAGTTAAACAAACTATACATAATCCGGTTTTACGAATTAATTTTTTATCTGCATAACTATACTTATCGGTTTTACAATCTACTCCATGGCATGTGTTCATTTTTTGTAAAAATTCTCTAACATCATCCATTTGAGTAACTTTACTTTTAAATCCCTCAAATTGTTCCCATTCTTGCCCATCACCATCAGTCCATCTTTCACCAACTTCTCGTTTTGTACTATCTTCTACTTTGTCATAACCAAATACTCTTTGAGTGTTATCTTCTCTTCCAAATACCGTATCTATAATTAGTTTACGAGATTTATGAATGTTTTTATTTTTTTCATCAAAACTTTTTCTTTTTGCCATATTAATCTTCCTTTTTGTAACTGTTTATTATTATAATATATATCAAATTAAGAGTAAAAAATGCCAAGTATCTGATTTAGTGGTGCAAATGTACCTGTTAACTTATATGTTTTTCCACCATAAAAGAAAACAATTCCTTCACTTGCTACAATTTTATCTATTCCACCCAATGAGTTTAATCTTGATAATTCTTGTTTTAATTTAGATATTTTAGATGGGTCACCACCATTTCTAACTTGAGATGCAACCGATACAAATTTTTGTTTCATTGCTCTAATTGCTTTTTCAGGGTGAACGGTTAATACACTGCCAACAAATTCTAAAACATCTGCACCCACACCTAAAAATATTTCTTCAAATGGTTTGATATTGTCTTTTTGTTGTTTTGCAACATTTACTTTATCATTTGTAGTTGCCCATTTTTGTAATTCTAAATTTGATATTGTATTTAATCTAAATCCTTTATCACCAAATGCCCATCTTCTAATCAATGATTCTTTTGTAATTTTATCAATCTTAACAGGTGCGTTTGATGTAATCCACCAATCCCACCAACTTTGATGATAGTCTGCAACATTATCCGAATCACTTAATCCAAATTCCGATTGTAGTTTTTTAAGTCTTGATAAATACTTACCTTGCTTTGAACTTAAATCATCTGACTTTGGTATTGATGTTATCGGTGGGCCTTGTATTGTATATTTTGATTGCACATCTGCGTTTACTTGTTTAATCATTCCTGCCAAAGTTCCTGCTGCTCCACCATCTGCTCCGGTTGCCGTTCCTTTCTCATCATAACAAACTGTATTATGGAAAACCAATAATGCCTGTCCGTATGGAATAACGTTAACCGATGTTGGCCATATAACTTCTAAATTCATAAAACATTTACCTTCGTTAAATATTTTTTTTCTTTGTGCTTCAGATAATGATTGAATTGCTGCAGATAAATCTTTCATTGCAAAATTGTATGCATCGGTTAATCCACCTCTTCCGGCAAATTTAGATGCAATACCTTCAATTCCCAATGCGTTTGCTCCGGCATTTTGTAGATGTCCTTTATTTCTTGCTGCAATCAATCTACCATTTTTCCAACT